AACTCTTCCGCCGCTTCCGGTACCAGCACTGGTCAAGGTAGTGGCGTCAACCTTAACATTGGTAAGTAATTATGGAATCTTCGTCTGCCGCTTCCCGTTACGCAAAGCTGGCTAGCGACCGGACGATCTTCCTCGATACCGCCAGGGATTGTGCGGCACTAAGTCTTCCCCATTTGCTTACCCCTACTGGGGTGGTTAATGGTCAGAAGCTGCCCACTCCTTGGCAATCTATCGGAGCCAAAGGCGTTAATGTCATGGCCTCGAAGCTTATGCTGAGTTTGTTCCCTGTGAACACGACCTTCTTTAAGCTTCAGATCAATGACGGTAAGCTGGCCTCGGACCCCAATCTTGATGCTACGATCAAATCAGAGATCGACTTGAGCCTTTCCAAAATGGAGAGGATTGTCATGCAACACATTGCCGAATCACAGGATCGTGTTATCCTTCACCAGGCAATGAAGCATCTGATTGTAACCGGGAATGTCCTGGTATACATGGGTTCGAAGGGTGTGAAGCTGTATCCTCTTGACCGCTACGTGGTCGTCCGAGACGGAGAGGGTCAGCCCACAGAGATCGTTACTGTTGAATCAGTCAACAGACAGTTTCTTCCTGAAAAGTTCCAACGACCAGAACCTACGGTCAATCACACCGGAGACAACGGCGCAACCCCTAGCGTTGATGTGATGGTTGGTGAGGACGAGGTTGCTGTTTATACGTGGGCTAAACTTAAGGATGGTCAATGGCGCTGGCGGCAAGAAGTCGATGGCGAAGTTGTTCCTGAATCCGAAGGTAAGTCCCCCAAAGGTAATACTCCTTGGCTTCCCCTACGCTTTAATGTTGTTGATGGTGAAGACTACGGACGTGGCAGGATCGAAGAATACCTTGGTGATCTGAAGTCCCTTGAGGGTCTGATGCAAGCCATGGTTGAAGGCTCTGCTGCTGCTGCCAAGGTGGTCTTCCTCGTTAGCCCCTCCGCTACCGTTAAGCCTTCAACGCTGGCCAAGGCTGGCAATGGTGCTATCATTCAAGGGCGGGCCGAGGACGTGACTGCTGTTCAAGTTCAAAAGCAAGCAGACTTTGCTTCTGCTTTCCAAATGATCACCCAGCTTGTTCAACGACTTGGTGAGGCATTCCTGGTTCTTACTGTTCGTCAATCCGAAAGGACCACAGCAGAAGAGATCCGGGCCACTCAACAGGAACTTAATGAGCAACTTGGTGGCATCTATGGCAACCTGACTGCTGAACTTCTACGCCCATACCTTCAACGAAAGCTCTTCATCCTTCAACGCTCAGGAGATCTTCCTAAGCTTCCCAAAGGAGTGGTGTTCCCCACCGTGATTGCTGGCATTGAAGGCATCGGTCGTGGACAGGATCGTGAGTCTCTCATGATGTTCCTCAGCACCATCAGCCAAGCCATGGGACCTGAGATGATGCTTAAGTTTATTAATGCTGAAGAAGCGATCAAGCGATTGGCTGCTTCCCAAGGCATCGATACGCTCAAGCTAGTTAAGACCGAAGAAGAGCGCAATGCTGAGATGACTCAAATGACCACTCAGCAATCACAGGCTTCTCTGGTTAACCAAGCCGGTAACCTTGCCAAGGCTCCGCTCTTTGACCCAAGCAAAAACCCTGAAGCACTAGACGCACTACGCAATGCCACAGCCAACTTCGCCCAACCCGGACAGCCCCCTCAACCCCAGCAATGATGAGCTTCCTGAAGCCATAGTTACTGAGCTGAGCCCCCGTCGTAAACCGGCAGGAAAGCCTGAGGTCAAGGCCAACAAGTCCAAACCTACTTCTGTTGGATCAGGAAAGCGAGTAGTTATTCCTGGTCTTGGCAAAGTAAACATCGTTATCCACTGATCACACCATGTCTGAAATTACCTTTGACGGAACTGATCCGGCAGATGTTGCATCCCGTGAAGCTGAAGAGGCTCGCCTTCTTGAGCTGGGTGGCAAACTTCAAGCGGAAGAAGAAAGTATTCGTCAAGACACTTACGACAGGGCACGTAAGGAATCTGAAGCTGAACTTAATTACGCAGGTAAGTTCAAGTCTGCTGAAGATCTTGAGAAGGCTTACCTGGAGCTTCAAAAGAAACTAGGTCAGAAGGAAGAAGCTACCCAAGAAGAGGGTGAAGATACCTCCGATGAAGACAGTGACGAGAGCACAGAGGAAGAAGAACCTAGTGCCAGCGAAGAAGTTCAAGTTCTGTTAGATGCCTCTGATGAGTACTACTCCAACAACAATGAACTTAAGCCTGAGACCCTTCAAAAGCTTAAAGAACTCCCTTCTGAAAAACTGATCGAAGCTTACCTGGAGCTTCAAAAGAACAACAGCCTTGCTGTTAGTCAGCCCCTGTCCGACTCTGAGGCTCAAGACATTGTTAAATCCGTTGGTGGTCAAGATGCCTACAACGAAACACTGTCTTGGGCTGCTGAGAACCTGAAGCCAGAAGAGGTTGCTGCTTACGATAATGTCGTTAATAGTGGCAACAAGGATGCTATCTTCTTTGCTGTTCAAGCCCTCAACCAACGCTACAAAGATGCTGTTGGATTTGAAGGCAAGACAGTCTCCGGCAAGTCCGTGAAGAATAGCATTAAAGGTTTCCGCTCTCAAGCAGAGCTTGCCCGTGCCATTGCTGATCCTCGTTATCGCAATGACCCAGCATATCGCATGGACATTGAATCTAAACTCGCTGCTTCTGGAGATCTTCTCTGATGTAATGCCCGTGTCCGTGGCTCTAAAACGGCACTGGGAATAGTCGAAACCCCCAGAGTAAACCCTTTATCAGAGAAGGGTGGACGGATCGACGGGTATTGGAGTACGCCCTGCTGCTGTTTAGCGCGGGGCTTTTTTAGGAGAAGCAGGTGCTTACCATGGTTCGAGTCCATGGTCTCCTTTTGAGGATGGGATAACCTCGTTAAAAACCCAGTCATGACTGGAGTATTGGCCCGCTGCGGCGGACACCCAATACAACGGACGTATTTCATAAAAACTAAATACTTATTGCGCAACAATTCCAACATGTTGGGAACTGATAAATCTTTTTCATTCCCTTAGTCCAATGACTTTTAACGTAACTCAACTCGGCCAGGTTAATGGCGGTGGCGACACCAAGGCCCTTTACCTGAAGCTGTTTACTGGGGAGGTGTATGAAGCCTTCCGTAATGCTACGATTGCAAAAGGCCTGGTGATGAACCGGACCCTGCGTGGTGGCAAGCAAGCTCAATTCATCCACACTGGTCGTATCCAGGCTGGGTACCATACCCCCGGCACCGCGATCCTTGGTTCTGGCGATCCTCTGGCCGCTGAAACCACCATTGCAATGGATGACCTGCTGGTGGCATCGGCCTTCGTTGATAACCTCGACGAAGTGCTGTCCCAGTATGACATTCGTGGCCCTATCGCCCGTCAAATCGGTCAGAGCCTGGCTGAGTTCTATGATCGTCGGATCTTCCGCGTTCTGGACAAGGCTTCCTCTGCTACCGCCCCTGTGACCGGCGAGCCTGGTGGTTTCCAGATCAACCTGGGTGCCAGCAACGAGTATGATGCTCAGGCCCTGGTTGACGGCTTCTTTGAAGCTGCTGCCCGTCTTGACGAAGTGGCCGCTCCTAAGGATGGTCGTGTGGCCGTTCTGAGCCCCCGTCAGTACTACGCCCTGATCTCTCAGGTCGATACCAACATCCTCAACCGTGAGTACGGCGCTACCGGCGGTAGCCTGAACAGCGGCGAAGGCCTCTATGAGATCGCTGGTATCTCCATCCGCAAGTCGAACAACATCCCCTTCCTGGGCAAGTATGGTTCGGCTGCTGGTGCTTCCATTGATGCTGCTGCCGTGACCGGCGAAAACAACAGCTACGGTGTGGCTTCTGACTTCACTAACAGCTGCGGTCTGATCTTCCATCGTGACGCCGCTGGTGTCGTTGAGGCCATTGGCCCCAGCGTTCAGACCACTGGCGCTGACACCAAGGTGATCTACCAAGGTGACGTGGTGGTGGGCCGTCTGGCTTACGGTGCTGGCGCTGTGCGCGTGTCCGTTGCTGGTGCTTTCCGCAACGTCTGATTTAATTGGGGCTGGCCTATTAAAGGTTGGCCCCTTTTCCTTTAACAAGTCCTGTCCGATAACATGACGACACAACTTCAAGCAATCAACCAGATGCTGAGTGGCATCGGCCAGGCACCCGTGGTTTCTATTGACGTAGCAAACCCTGAGCTTGCCTTGGCTTTGGAGATTCTCGATTCAGTCAATCGAGCTGTTCAAGGAGAAGGATGGCACTTCAATACAGAAATTAACTATCCTCTTGTTGCTGATAACAGCGGAGAGATTTCTGTTCCTACTAACGTGCTGTCGATCTCTGATAACAAGACTTCCAACTCCCAGAAATACCAGACCGTATTGCGGAATGGTAAGCTCTATGATAAGGTGTATCATACCTACCAGTTCGAACCTGGAGCCAGCATCCTTTGTGATATTGTTTGGCTCTTTGATTATGAAGACCTTCCTCAGGTGTTTAAGGATTACGTGACGCATCGAGCGGCTCGTCTGTTTGCTGGTCGTGCCCTTGGCTCAGAAGCCATGGTACAGTTCAATGCGGTGGATGAAAGCATTCTCCGTGCCAACTGCCTGGCTTACGACACCAACACCTCTGAGGTCAATGTCTTTGGTTTGGAGACTGGTCAGAATTTCTACATCTCTTATACCCCGTTCCGTGCTATTGCTCGCTGATGGCTGCTGTATCTCAAAAAATTCCCAACTTCATTGGTGGGGTCTCACAGCAACCGGATTCTCTAAAGCTTCCTGGTCAACTGCGGGAATGTATTAACTATTACCCTGATCCAACCTTTGGATTGGCCAAACGTCCGGGCCTCAAGGCCATCAATAAATTAGCTAATGCTGCCGCT